GATAATATGATGAAAGATCCTCGATACTGGAAGCCTGGGGAAAGAGATCAGAACTTTATTGATAAGGTTACTCAAGGATTTAACAAACTTTATGGCTCGTAAGTTTGTTGCATCAATCGGTAAGATTGATATTGTTTACTCTAATTCTGACGATGCTGGTTTTCTTCATAATAACCTAAGACCCCAAGATGTTCGTGAATGCCTGATACATGGAGTTACTCCTTATCGGGCATTGCACATGCCACTCTATGACAAGAAATGCAAAACCTTTACTGCCCTTGTCGACGACAAAGCGATCTGTATGTTTGGAACAATGGGTCACGATCATAGTAGAATGGGGTCGGTATGGTTGCTGGGTAGTTCCCTGATAGAAAAAAACTACTTCAGCTTTTTAAAAGCATCTCATGAGATGGTAGAATTAATGCAGAATGACTATGAAATTCTGGAGAATGTAGTTCCAGCCGATCATCAAAAAACAATTTCATGGCTGGGTTGGCTGGGGTTTATCTTTCATAAAGAGCCTGTCATTGTAAATAGTTATGCCTGTTTACGTTTTGTGCGTTGTCAAGACCATTTAGAAGTGCAAATGGTTATTACATAATGACCCAAAAATCGGTTGATCGACCTCTTTGTAGACAATCGAATAGATACTGAACTTTGGATAATCATCTGAAAACTGAAACTTAACTTTTATAAGGAGAATATTAATGGCGAATTCCATTGATACAGCTTTTATAAGACAGTTTGAATCTGAAGTTCACCTTGCATATCAACGTATGGGTTCTAAAATCAGGAATACTGTACGAACAGTTGCCAATGTAAGAGGAAGCACTTGTCGTTTCCAGAAGATTGCTAAAGGTTCTGCGTCTACTAAAAGCAGAAATGGTTCTGTCACACCGATGGAACTTGTTCATACAACCGTTGATGTTACGATGGCTGACTATTACTCAGCAGAGTACATCGATAAGTTGGATGAAATTAAAACTAACATAGATGAACGTCAGGCTATCGCAAAATCTGAAGCTGGTGCTTTAGGTAGAAAGACTGATGAAATCTTAGTAACAGCTATGGATAGTGGTGCTAATTCAACTCAAATCCATGATACTTCTTCTGCTCTTGAAAAAGCAGATGTTCTATCATTGTTTGAAACATTTGGCGTCGCTGATATTCCAGAAGATGGTGGTCGTTTTGTTGCCATGAATCCAAAAGGATTTGCTGATCTGTTTGCTATCACTGAGTTTGCAAGTGCCGATTATGTTGGCGAAGCAAACTTGCCTTATGCTGGTGGCATGACTGCAAAGAATTTCTTGGGATTTATGTTCTACTCTACTTCAGCCGTTACTGCTGGGAAGAATCTATCCTACCATAGTTCTGCTGTAGGTCTTGGCATTGGTGCTGATGTCTCAACAGAATTAAATTATGTACCTGAAAAGGTCGCCCACCTTGCAACATCTATGATGTCCATGGGTGCCAGTGTCATTGATGACAATGGTGTCTATGAAGTCTTAGATAACAACTCATAGGAGAGTAGATATGGCTTACGATAAAGCAAATTTAACTCGATTGTCTGGTGGTTCTGGTGTTAATTTATGGCACTACACGACAACCGATACGATTGCAACTGTCAACACTGCTGCTTATTTTACTGGTGAATCACTCAATATGATTGGTCTTAATGACGTAATCATTGCTGTGACTTCTACTGGTGGTACTCCAGTGGTTACTTTGACTTATGCTAACGCATCAACTGGTTCAGCTATCGACGTTGTAGATGGCTTAACTGTAACTGCAACTGACTCAGACTAAGAGTTAATATGGCTACATCAACATCAGCAACCTCTCCCATTGACGTATGCACAAGGTCGCTGGTGTTGATTGGCGCACAGCCAATGACATCTTTTGATGATGGATCAAATGAAGCATTGGTAGCAGTTAATCTTTATGAAGATACGGCTCAGGCATCTTTAGTAAATACTCGGTGGAGATTTGCTATTAATCAGGTAGTCGGTAATCGATTATCCGATGCACCCACTGGTCGTTGGGATGCTGGTTATCAGATACCTTCCGATTCATTGATGGTTAATACTGTCACCATTAATGACCGATCAATCGAGTATCAGATCTATGGAAATTATATTTTTAATAATGCCACTGTAAATGATGAAGTTATTATTGATTATAGTTTCAGACAAGACGAAAGCAAATGGCCTTCGTACTTTACTCAGGCAGTTGTCTATGAACTTGCTGGACATTTTGCTTTGGCTCTTGCTCGAAATGATGCGATGTCCAATAACATGTTTGACAAGGCAAGGTTCTTTATGCAGAAAGCAAGAACATTAGATAGCCAGCAACAGACAACTCTCAGGCTGGAAACTAATCGTTTCATTACTTCTCGTCGAACAACAGGCTCATTATCGAGTAATGTATAATGGCTCGTATCCGTGTTCCATTAAACAACTTTGAAAGAGGTGAAGTATCACCTTCAATGACATCAAGGACTGACTTGAATGTTTATGTTCAGTCAGCAGAGAAAGTCAGGAACTTTTTCCTGATGGCTGAGGGTGGTGTTCGTCGTCGACCAGGAACAGAGTTTATTTATAAATGGAGTTCGATAACAGCGACACTGGAAACTTTCACCGTCACAGTTACCGATTACGCAAACATTGCTACTGGTTCAACGATTAAATTCTACAAGCAAGATGGCACTCTAATGACATTGGAGTTTGAAGCATCGAGTGGCAGTTCCCCAAGTTCGGCATCAGGTAATACGCATTATGTCAGAGCCAATGAATCAAACGATACAACAGCCGATAATATTTATACTGCAATAAATGCCATCAGTGGTTTTACTGTACCCAATCCTTCTGCCAATGTCGTTACAGTTACAAGGGATGCTTATGGAAATGGTTATCAAACTGTCACTTCTTCGGACACTACCAGATTAGCTTGTATTGATTTCAGTGGCACTCCCAGATTACAGATACGCATTGAACCTTTTTCCTTTTCCGATGATGAAAGATATATTGTTGCCTTCAGTGCTGGGCAATTAGATTTCTTTCGGATTGTTGCATCAACTGGTGTGATTTCCCATATACAGACTTTAACGCAAGATACTGACAGTGCAACATTGCCGTGGACAGTTGATACGATTGAAGCGACTACCTTTGCACAATCGGCTGACAATATGTTTGTCTGTCATTCTTCGCATAAACCCATGCGAATTGTGAGAACTGCCCTTACAACATTTGAGGTTCGTAAATTTGTTTTTGATACAACCACTGCCGATGATGAAACTTACCAGCCTTACTTTTCCTTTCAGGCAAGTGGTGTTACCTTAACACCCCAAGCGACTTCTGGTACTGGCAAGACTATGACGACGTCATCAGCTTACTGGACCTCTGATCATGTTGGTGAGATTATTCGCTATGCTGGAAATGAAGTGCTGATTACTGGTTATACCAGTGCAACTGTTGTTACTGGTACTATTCGCAAAACATTATCAGCCACCACAGCATCGGCAAATTGGGATGAACAATGTTTTTCAGATGTCAGGGGATTTCCTTCTGCCGTTACATTTCATGAAGATCGCTTATGGTTTGCTGGTACTACTGACCAGCCTGATGGAATATGGGCATCTACAACTTCCCAGTATTTTAACTTTGATGTTGATGATGCATCAGCCAATGACAGTATCCAGTTTTCTTTAAGTGCTGGTGAATTTAATTCCATTAAGCATTTAACTTCTTCCAGAGATCTGCAAGTTTTTACCAGTACATCGGAATTTTATATCCCCTCGTTTGCAGATAGTGCTTTAACCCCGACTAATGCTCAGATCAGAAGGCAGACACCTTTTGGTAGTTCATCAGTCAAACCCACTCCTTTTGACGGTGCAACAGTTTATGTCCAAAGGGGTGGGAAAACCATTCGTGAATTTGTCTATAGTGATGATGAAGCATCATATGTTTCAACTCCCATTTCATTGTTGAGTTCACATCTTGTGAGCAAACCAACGCAGATGTCAGCGATGCGTGGTGCGTTATCAAGACCTGAAAGTTATTCATTCTTTGTTAATGATGATGGAACGATTGCTGTGTTCCATTCAATTCGTAATGAAGAAAAAGCTGGTTGGACTTTATGGTCGACGTCAGATACTTCAACAACTGGCAGATTCCACTCGATCTGTACTGTTGATGAGAGATTGTTCTGTGTAACGGCAAGAGATCTTGGTGGTGGTACTGTCAGGTTTATGCTTGAGGAATTTCTTGATACGGCAACTCTTGATTGCAGTGATGACTTTAGTGGTGCAAGTGGAGTGTTCACAACTAATACTATTTTTGAGAACAACTGTGTACTCGATGTTGTATCAGGTAATGACTACTTGGGAAGTTTTACGCAAGGCTCTAATCAGATTGATGTATCGGCTGTTAACACAACCAGCACATCCGAAATCGGATTTGGTTTTACTGGCATCCTTACCACCTTGCCAATCGATGCCCAGGTTGAAGGAGGTCCTTTATCAGCAGAGCCAAGGCAGATTACAAGAGTTAACCTTGATCTTATAGATACCCTTTCTGTATCTGTAGGCAGTGGAGGTACGGCTGTTCCTTTGATATTGCAAAGTGTCACCGATGATTTTTCAGATGGGTTATCTAAATTCTCTGGCAAGAAAGAGTTTCGTATGCTGGGTTATGGTACTGATCCAAGAGTTTATATAACGCAGACTGCACCAGTTTCCTTACAACTAAACGGCATGATCGTGGAGGTCGCTTTCTAATGTGTGTTCCAGCACCCCAACTATTATTATTTACAACAATGGCATCAGGTATCGCGAGTTATCAGGCTCAAAATGCTAGTGCTAGGGCTACATTAAGGGCTGGCGCACAGACAGCAGAACGCATTGAACAGGAAAAACAAGTTGCCAAACTGAATGCCGAACAGGAAACTACCGAATTA